GGATACGTCGCGTTCCTGCTCTGGGGAGGCGAGCCCGGGCGGGTATGGAGTAATAAGGTGGCTGAAATGATCGACCGAGAGGAGGCCGGCAAGGCCATGAAGACCATCGACCGCAAGTCCGTCCGCATCTCGGATGGCGACCTGGCCGACGAGGCTGGAGTGTTCACCGGCTACGCGAGCATCTTCAACAACGTGGACCAGCACGGCGACGTGGTCATGCCTGGCGCGTTCCGCAAGAGCCTGAGCGAGCGCGGAAACGTCGTCCCCCTGCTCTGGCAGCACGACACCACCGAACCCGTCGGCGTGCTCGAGCTGGTCGAGGACAGCAAGGGCCTGCGCGTCGTGCGCGGCGAGATCAACCTCGAGACGGCTCGCGGTCGTGAGGCTTACGCGCTGCTCCGGCAGGGTGCCATCAAGGGCCTCTCGATCGGCTACCAGGTCGTGCAGGACGGCTGGCAGGGCAAGGTCCGCCAGCTCAAGGAACTCAAGCTCCTGGAGGTTAGCCTCGTGACTTTCCCCGCGAACGAACTCGCCAGTGTGACCGCCATCAAGAACGATTACGGGTCGGAACATCAAGCCCGGATGGCGCAGGTACTCACGCTCATCGAGGTGGGTATGAACAATCTGGTCATGGCGAAGGCCATGATGGAAGCACTCCTGATGGAGGGGCCGGAAGAGCCCACCCCGCCCGAAGGAGCCGCACCGGAAGAGCCCGGGATGCCCGATGAGGACATGCCGGAGATGGACACCCTCGCCGCTCTCTTGCGTGCGGCACTGAAAGGATAACGAACATGTCCGAGATTCAGAATCTCTGGCACGAGTTCAAGGGAGTCAACGACCGTGCTCTCGCGGAAGCGAAGAAGCTCGGCGAGGCTGCCGCTGAGACCCGTGCTCACGTCGACCGCATCAACGAGCGCATCGACGCCCTCGAAACCAAGACCAACCGCCCCGCTCTCCTCGGCAACGCTTCGGCTGGCGTCGATGAGGCGAAGGCCGCTTACAACAAGTTCCTGCGCACCGGCGCTGTCGAGCAGAAGGCGCTGATCCTGGCCGACGACACCCTCGGTGGCTACCTGGCCCCTGAAGAGTTCGTTCGTGAGATCATCAAGGGCATCACGGTCGCCAGCCCGGTCCGTTCGGTCGCTCGCGTCCGTCAGACCGCTGCCAAGGCCATCCAGCTCCCGAAGCGCTCCGGCGTCTTCTCGGCAGCCTGGGTCGCTGAGCAGGGTACCCGCTCCGAGACCACCGGCCTGACCTTCGGGCTGGAGGAGATCCCCACGCACGAGATGTACGCCCTGGTCGACGTCTCGCGTCAGATGCTCGAAGACGCCGCGTTCAACGTTGAGGCTGAACTCAACGCCGAATTCGCCGAGCGGTTCGCCGTGGCTGAAGGTTCCGCCTTCATCTCGGGCGATGCGATCGGCAAGCCCGAGGGCCTGCTGACGAACGCCTCGATCCTCGAGACGAACTCGGGCGTCTCGACGGCTGTCGGCGCGGACGGGCTCATCGAGCTGTTCTACGCCATCAAGGATGCCTATGCCCGTAACGCGGTGTGGATGATGCGCCGCGCGACGATCGCCTCGGTCCGTAAGCTCAAGGATGTGACCTCGGGTCAGTACCTGTGGCAGCCCGGCCTGTCGGGCAGCGAGCCCGGCCTGCTCCTCGGCCGCCCCGTGGTCGAAGCCCCGGACATGCCCGCGGAAGCCGGCGGCGCGTTCCCCGTGCTGTTCGGTGACTTCGGTGCTGGCTACACGATCGTCGACCGCGTCGCGATCGAAGTCCAGCGGGACCCGTTCACCCAGGCCGCTTCCGGCAACATCCGGTTCATCGCCCGCAAGCGGGTGGGTGGCCAGGTGGTTCTGCCCGAGGCGATCCGCAAGCTCAAGTGTTCGACCTAAGGAGGGGCGACGATGAAGGACCTCAAGAACAACATCGAACCCGCTCTCTCGCTGAACCCTGCCGCTCGCACGTCGTCCACGAACGGCGCCGCGGTGGATCTCCAGGGCTACGAGAGCGCACTCGTGATCGTCCACTGCGGCGCGATCACGGACGGCACGCACACCCCGTCGGTGGAGCACTCGGACGCTTCCGGGTCCGGCTACACCGCGGTGGCGGCTGCTGACCTGATCGGCAGCCTGGCGGCCTGCTCGCAGAACGCGATCCAGTCCGTGAGCTACATCGGCAGCAAGCGGTATGTCCGTGTGGTGCTGACGGTTGCCGGCGCTCCTGCTACCGGCGCCATCGTCGAGGCGATGGTCGCTCGCGGCAACGAACGCCACAAGGGCGGCGTCGCGGTCTAACGTCAAGGGAGGGGGGCCTCGCGAGGGGCTCCCCTATCCCCACCCCCGGGAGGGATCATGGGCCTGCAACTCTACACCGCGCCGGCGACAGAGCCGGTCACTCTGACCGAGGCGAAGGCGTTTCTGCGCATCGACTCGACGGAGTTCGCCGCGGATGTGACCGAGGTCCAGACGATCAAGCCCGCTCTCCAGTCTATCGTCGTTGCCTACGGGCTCGTGGGGTCGACCGTGTCGGTCCTCGGGTTCTCGGGCAGGGTCCTCGTGCAGCTCAACGCTGGAACCTTCACAGGCGGCGCGGCCGTCGATGTGCGCATCCAGCAGTCGTCCGATACCGTCGTCTGGACCACCGTCGCGGACTTCCCGCAGGTGACGGCATCGAACGATGACCAGATTCACGAGATCGAATACACCGGCGCCGCTCAGTACCTGCGGGCTGTCGCCACGGTCGCGACGGCTGCGGCCCCGTTCTCGGTTACCATCGTGAAGGACGCGGCCTCTAGCCCCGACGACACGCTGATCACGAGCCTCATCGCGCAGGCCCGCGGGCTCGTCGAGGATTACACCCGCCGGTCTCTGATCACGCAGACCTGGGACCTGTGGTTGGACCGCCCGGTGGAAGACCCGGTGGATTACCGCTACCCTCTACCCGAGGCGCCGTTTTACCTGTCGGGTCGCGCGCGTCGCCTCCCGTGGGTGGAGCTGCCCCGCGGCCCGGTCCAGTCGGTGACCTCGGTGAGTTATTTCGGCGATGACAACGTGGCGCAGACCTTCGCGGCGAGCAACTATTACCTCGACAGCTCGGGGCTCGTGCCGCGACTGGTCCTCGTGCGGGGGCAGACCTGGCCCGACGGCCTGCGGGATGTGGCCGGTCTGCGCATCCGGTACGTTACCGGGTTCGGCACGGCTGCGAGCGTTCCGGCCCAGCTCAAGCTCGCCGTGCTCCAGGCCATCTCGTGGTTCTACGAGAACCGCGGCGGCCAGGAGCTGCCGTCTGGCATCCGCGTCCTGCTGGACCCGTTCCGCGCTGTCCGGGTGTTCTGATGGCCGTCGTCTCGAACGAGATCCGGGCGCTCAAGGTCGACCTGTCGCGGCTCGCTGGTAGGCTCGGCAATCACAGCGTCGCGTTCCGGCGCTTCGAGAACCACATGCGCACTCAGATGATCGAGCATTTCCAGGAGCTGCGGCTCGGGGGGACGAACCGTGGAGTCACCTGGAGCTACTTCAAAACCCCGGTCTATGTGCGAAAGACAGACGGCGTGGCTGTCCCGCCGTGGGGTGGCGTTCCTCGCCTGGCTGCGAGCCGAGCTTATCAAGGCACTGCGGGATGGAGACTCTCTGTCCTGGGTTCGTTTTCTAATCGCAATCGCAACAGTGGCAGCAGCATCGTCCGTGATCGTCGCTCGACTGTGAAGGAGCGCACGGTGCGCGGTCACCTGCGGCCATCGGGCAAGCGCCTGAAAGAAGGCGACTCCATCCTACAGGACACGCGCCGGCTGCTCACGAGCCTGACCAGCGTGAGCGGGATGGGCGCGATCCGGGAGCGTGGACCGCTCGAGATGCGGTTCGGCACGGCTGTCGCATACGCCGAGATTCATAACCGCACGAGGCCGTTCCTGTTCTTCACAAATAACGACCGGGACGCCCTGGAGCGGATGATCCTCGAGGGCACGATCGGAGGCACCGGTGAGCAACGCTGATCGCTATAACTGGATCAATCAGTCCGTGAACGCCGTGGCGACCGTGCTGCGCTCGAGCACGGCCTTCATGGACGCCAGCGCCATCGCGGGCGGGGTGGGCGTCGTGACTCAGGTGGTCGAGCACGACATCGAGCAGGCCGTGATGGCGCGTCACGGGGTCGTGGTGGCCTCGGTCAAGTACGCCGGGCACGACCGCGCGGCGGACGATGACGCGGCCGGACAGACCGATTACCTCGTGCGGCTCGAGATCCGGATGATGGGCCGGCTTCCCGTGGAGCATCGCCCGGGCGACCGGGTGGGTCTGCTGACGAGCATCCAGCGCGCGGCGTCATGCATCGAGACGCTGATGGCTCTCGAGATCGGACCCGGCGGGGGACAGTTCGGTGGGCTCGCCGAGCTGGCTCTCGCGCAGGGTGGCAGCCCCGACGAGCAGGCCACGCCGGACGGTTACTTCGCGTCGATCGCCTCGGGTATAACACTACAGATAACGCTCCAGGACGTTTAGGAGGTCCCCGTGCCGCTGGTGCAACTGAAAGCAGATCGGCTCCCTTGCTGGTTCCCCGGTGGTGGTGCATGGGCACCCGGCGAGCCTCGCGAAGTCTCCGAGGAGCAGGCCGTCGAGCTGCTCCGGCTCGACGCGTTCGAGCACGTCCACGACGAACACTGTGAGCATCCGGCCGAGGAGGCCACCGAGACCAGCGAGGAGGGTCTTTAAATGTCGGTCGGAACATTCAATCGCATCGCCCTGGACGTGACGGGCGAGAGCACCTACGGTG